CTTGTTCTTTTTGTCATTGCTATATGCAATCCTGCTTATTGTCTTCATCTGAAATCCACCACCTGTCCATCCTCAATCACCAGAATGCGATCAGCGACCTGTGCGATTTCGTCATCATGGGTAATCATTACAATCGTCTGACCATATTTTTTTGCTGTCATTTTAAGCAGTGCAATCACCTCATCACTGGTCTTAGAATCAAGATTGCCTGTGGGCAGTGTTAAGTTAGTACAAATATAAAAAGGCTACACACTGACTGTGTACCCCTCTGCAACGAACCCCAGCAAGCCTGCTGCCTGCCGGGGTTTTGTTATTCTCCCATATTGTCTGGCACGTCTTCTTCCGTGACCGTTCTTTCTCTTGCAATCAGCTTCAACGGCAAAAACGGACATTTTCTGTATGTTTCGTACTTGTCGCCCTCTCTGCACATGAAGCAATTTGACCGCACGCAGTTTTTATTTGCAAATTCTGCCGCCGCTTCTTTGTTTATCATTCAATGCCCCATTCCTCCCAGCAAGCCTACCACCTGCCGGGAATGTCTTTTTACATTCTGCCTACAAATTCCAGTGTCTTTGTCTGGCGGTCAGCATAGAACAGCTTTTCTGCTGTTGCTGCTTCTGTGAAGCCGTCCTGCTGTAAAGTGTTCGTGTTAATCTGCGTGTCATACTGTGTAATCACAATCTTGCTTTTTGTTCCCTCTGTAATTCTCCACGCTGTCACTACGTTCTTGCCGCCTGCGAACAGGTTTCTAAATTCTTCCTCTGAAAAACCCTGCTTAAATTCTGTGAACGCTGCTGCCTTGATTTTGTTTAATGCTTTCTTTGTCATTTCTGCCATTTTGATTTCCTCCGTATTGAATTGTATTGACTTTTTGTGTTAAGCACTATTGCTTTAACTGCCTTTATTATATACTTACGGAAGTATATTGTCAATAGTTTTTTTAATTATTTTCCATTTATTGTCATTCTAACAGTTTTATTGCACTTCCTGCATTTCTGTATTGGTCTTGTTTTCACCTCTCCAAACGGTTTGCAGTACCCCGTTTTGCATACCGGGCATACATAGTAATTATGAATTATGCAGCACCGCTTTTCTTCCACGCTACTTCCTCCCCAGTTCTGAATTTATAATGTCAATCACATTATTATACATGAGGTCCATTCCATTTCTGAAATGCTTTTCTTCTTTGTATAGTCCACACCCTTTTAAATCTGTGTAGGCGTTTTCAACCTGTCTTTTCACGTTTTCCAGTGTTCCCGGCTTCCATTCTTCGCCCAGCACCTCTGCTCCTGCTGCCATTGCCGCTTCTCTGGCTTCTTTCTTCTGCTCCTCCAATGTCTTTGGTGGTTCCATAATATCTTTCATTCTATATTCCATAGACTATTCCCCCTTTCTGTTGTGTCTTCCTTGTGTAGTGGTGGCAATGGTGGCACGGTGCTTCTGCGTCATTATAATATAGGCACTTTTCGTCTGTATAATATATACAGTCCGAGCCGTCCCAGCCATGCAAAAAGCCCGTTTCAAATTCCTGTTCTTTTACTCTTTCTGCCACGTCAATTCCTCCCCGGTGTCCCGCTTGTATTTCTCTTTCACCGCTTCCACAACATAGTTGTTCTGGGAAGAATAGCCCTGCGCCTTTGCTATTTCTTTGATACGGGCTTTCATACCCTTTGGCACCGCAAGTTCCATGCGGTCATAATTGCTATCACGGTATTTATTCTTTGCTACCGTCGCCGCAGGTCCTCTTGGTATATATTTCTTTTCTGTTGTATCTGGCATTGTCTGCACCTCCTGTTGTTTTATTCAGTATATCACACTTTGTTTTCTTACGGAAGTATACATTTTATACAATCTTACGGAAGTATATTTGTTTATTCTGCCCATTGCTTTTATACTTCCGTAAGTATATAATAAAGACAGTTAAAGAAATCAAGCACATGGAGGGCAAACGATATGGGAAAAATTATTTACATGGAAGATAGAATAAACGGGCTTCACTGCTACACCCCGGAAATGGGACAGCGCAAGCCGGAAGTCAAAATGGAAGCCAGCCTTGCATATTATGGCAAACACTACTTTGTTGATACCCCGCTTGAATTAAAAGGCAGGGGCATAACGGAAGTTGAAGCCCACTGGGTTGACGGCTGCCAGAAGAAAATTGAGAACTGGCGCAGCTACCGTGTCACAAAGGCAGCTTTTGAAAAGCTGAAAGCGCAATATCCAATTTCAATGGAATGTTATCTTGATTAACAATAGCACGGGCGGCGCTGCTGCCGCCCAGAAAGAATGGTGATGATATGAAAAAGTTAAAATGGACGCTCAATGATATTTCTTTCAACCGCAGCAATTACAGACCTGTTATTGCCCGGTTTGACAACTCTAAACACTGGCTGGGTATTCCCTCCATGACAACTACCTCAAGCGCACGGGCAATGTTCCGGGAACTCGCCAACGCATACGGTGCAACCTCCGTTGAATTAAAATACTTTTATGATGATATGGACCAGCAGACCGAAACCGACGTTGTGGACTTCCTCAAACTCTCTGCCGGGTACAAATTCAGAAATGAATTGCAGGTGCCAGCCGGAACCCGCCGCAAATTTGTTGAGTATGAAGAAAAAGAAATTTTTGAAATGAGGTGATTGTATATGGGAAAATCTTATAATAGACGCTTTAGAAAGAATGGTCTTTCATTCATGGTGCAGGACACGCACCCGGCAGACCGTAAAAGTGATAATGATAAATACTATCTGACAGTAAATAAGGACGGTATATACAAAATTGTGTATGATAGTATCACATGGGAAATTCCAAAGTTTCCAACCATACACGCAGCGCAGTTCTGGGCGCTGACCAGTTCCGATTTTATCGGCACAATGTAAATGACGCTGTATTTGCCCCGTAAACGTAAAAAAGACCGCAGGTGGTGTATTTCTCCACTTGCGGTCTTTCTGCTTTATTCTGGCTTATTCTGTGCGACTCTGGCGGTATTATTTGAGGTCTGCCAGTGTGTTTCCTTTTTCATCAACAATCTTTGTGACTGCCGCCGCCATTTTCTCTGCTTCCTCTTTCGGAATACAACCAGTGATATTTCCGGCAGCGTCATAAATGTTCACTGTTCCGTCTGCGTTCACCTCTGTTGCTCCCTCCGGCACGTTGTCTGTTGCAACTGCCACTTTCTCTGTGTTAATCACAACCGTTGCTGCCGGAACTGCTGCGACTGCTGCCAGTGGCTCTGCTGTTGCGCTCTCTTTTTCTCCGGCTTTTATTGCATTGTATGCAGTCTGGGCAATGGCTTTCAGCTGTTCTTCCGTGACATTCAGCCCGGCTTCATCAGCAATCTTTTTCAGCTGCTCTACAACTGCTGCCATTTTTTCTTCCCCGGTCTGACCCTTTTTGAACTCTTTTGCCCATTCCACAAACTGTGTTGCCCATTCAGACAGTGACGCCAGCTTGTCCGTCACGGTCTTTGGAATGTTCGGAAATACATATTTTCCAAGCAGGAACGCACCCAGCGTCACGCCAAAATATACAGCTGCATAAATAACATTATCCATTTTCTTTTCCTCCCGTGATTATGCAGGCAATTTCAATGTCTGCCCAGCGTAAATTGTGTTACTTGAAAGACCGTTCATGGTCTTAATTTCATTGTATCTGCTGCCGTCGCCCAGCTGCTTTGCTGCAATAGCCCAAAGGCTGTCACCAGCTTTCACGGTGTATGTACGCACGCCGCTTCCCGGAATTTTGATTTTCTGACCCACGCTAATGACGTTAGGGTTTGCAATGCCGTTGTAGCTTGCTAACTTCTGGTAGGTTGTACCATACTTTGCAGCAATACCAGAAAGCGTGTCACCACTCTGCACGGTGTAAACCTGTTCCCCGGTTGCTCCCTGTGCTGGCTGCGCTGGTGTCGCAGGCTTTGCAGGTGTGCTGCTGGCTGTCGCTTTCTTTGAGAAGTCCGGCACGCCAAATCCTCTGATATAGCGCCCGTTGACTTCCAGCGTTCTTCTGCTAACTGCATTGGACTTGTTGCCCTCGATAACAGTGATAGTGTGACCGTTGCAGCTTTCTACAATGCCCACATGGTCTGCGCTTCCTGTGCAGTCACCAACGCCGTTGTCGTCCCAGTCATAATAGATGTAGTCGCCCGGTTCCGGCACCTTTGCGTCATTCTCGCACCAGCGCCCCATATTCTGCCACAATTTAATCTGGGCGTCGCAGCCGCACTCCGTAGGAATAATGTCTGTGTAGCCAGCTTCAATGGCAATCTTTGAACCAAAGGTTGCGCACCATGCGTCCGTATACTTCACCGCATACCCTCTTGCAAGTGGTTTGTGCCTGTTGTAGTCGTCAATGATTGCATGGTGTGCCGCCGTGCCCCCTTTTACTCCCACATAGGCTGCTGCTCTCGCAGCAAATTTCTTTCTTACTTCTGATACATTCATATTGCTTGTACCTCCATTCTCTTTATTGCTAACGGCTCTTGCTGCGTACTGGTCAAAATACTTCTGCCCGTATTCTGCACGCTTTGCCTTTACCGTGTCGCTCTGGTCTGCCGGGCGTTCAAACTGTGTCAAAACTGCATTGGAAGCAGCCGCCACGGTCTGCGCCGTCTTTAATACTGACAATGTGGCTTTGTAGCCCTCTGTCAATTCTTTCATAAGGAACCCCAGTTGCATTTCCATGTCACCAATAGACTTCCCGGCTGCTTTTGCATATTCCAGCAAGGCGGCTTTTCTGGTGTGATATGTCCACTGTGCCAGCCCGTAGCCTGCGGCGTCCTTTGCAAAATTCGTATAGCTGCCGTTGTCCACCGCCGCCGTGTAGCTTGCGTCCGTGTGTCCCAGCTTCTTTTCATAGCTGTTCTGCAAATTCTGCGGGTTCAACCCACTTTCCGCAAACAAGTTCCCCATTAGTCCGGCTGTCCCGCAATCGGACAGCCCATTTGATTTTAAAAAGTTCCAAATCTTTTCAGCTGTTGTGTTTCCTGCAAGTCCCATGTCCTGCACCTCTCTTTCTTTACTGCGTCATGCTTGAAAAATCAGACAGCGTGCCGGACAACTCCGGGTATGCTGCCTTGATTTTCAGCAGGTTTTCTGCCTTTGCTTTCCAGCAGTAGAAAGCTACTGCGGCAGCAGTTACCCCGCCAACAAAGGTCAGTAAAACGGATAGCTGGTAAAAATCTTTTGCCACCACAACCCACACACCCACGCCAAACGCTATGTAGTAGGTTGCCAGAATGGAAAAGATAATGATTTTTGTTGCCCCGGTCTTGCGCTCTGGGTGTTCCTGCAATTCCTCTTTTCTTTTCTTTCGCAAGCGTCTGAAATGCGGTAAATTGCATAAAAAAAGCACTGCAAATGCCAGTGCAAAACCGATAATGAAAAATATTAAACTTTTCATGCTGCTTTTCTTGTACCTCCTGTTATGTTTCTTCCGGCTCTGTCTTTATCAAAGCAAAGTCGTTTGTGCGCATACACTCTTTGTAAATTTCCAGAATATATTCATGCGCAACGTCAACCTGTCCATTGGTCAACTTGTGGTCCTTGATGTACTTGTCATACTTTGCAAGTATATCAATGATGTGGTCGAACTCCTCTTTTGTGTGTCGCCTATGATTTATGCAACTGCTCTGAAATTCCAGAATTTCCATGCGCCAGCTGTCAACCTTATGGTCTGTAAAATCCTTTTGCAGCTGGTCCAGTTGCTCTTTCATGTCGTGGTTCATCAAATTTCCCAGCTGTTTGATTAACCAGCGCACGGGCTGCACTTTAATTCCCGGCGTGAGGTCAATAACAATTCCAATCCCCGCAAGCCACACAATAGCTTTCTGTACCACTTCCCAGACGTCCGCTGGGTTAAGCGTCTGCATTGCTTCCACTGTCCGTCACCTCCTTTTTCTCCGGCTGCTGTCTGATATAATCATCAGTGCTGCCATAATATCCGCAGAATAGACCGCATTTGTTGGCTGGCTTCTTCTCCGGTTCTGGATATGGCTTGCCCATTTCTTGCAAGTACAGTTCGTTTAGGCTCTGGCGCATACCGTAACTGTTGAAGTGCTGCAATATGCCCCGGTATGAAGCAACGGACCTATCCAGTGTATCTTTGTCAATCTCTCCGGCGTGATATGCTGCAAACATATATTTCAATCTACGTTTCAGCTTCTTTGCCGTCTTCTTGCGCAATTTTACGTGTGTTGACCAAATACGGAAGCCCACAAACTCAATACCCATGCTGGTTGGTCTTATGCATGTTTTCTTGTTAAGCTGTAAATGCAGCTTGTTTCCCAGAAAGTCCGCAATCTTATTCTTTATCTTTTCCAGATACTTTTTGTCTGGGTGTAAAATTATAATGTCGTCCATATAGCGTATGTAATAATGCAGGTGCAGTTTGTGTTTGCAGAACTGGTCAAGTTCGTTCAAATACAAATTCGCAAACATTTGTGAAGTCAGATTGCCAATAGGCAGCCCAACTTCTCCCAGCAATTCATCAAACGCCACGTCGCCAATGTCGGCACCCAGCGGCAGACCAAAGTTTGTGTCTTCGCAGTTTATTATTACTGACAAGACGTGCAACAAATCTTCATCAGCAATCTTCTTCCGCAAAATGTCCATCAATACTTCATGGTCTATTCTGTAAAAATACTTTGCAATATCCAGTTTCAAATAATAGAAACGCTGCGGTTTCCGGTCAGTCTGTTTCAACCAATCATGCAGGCGGTTGACTGCTTTGTGTGTTCCCCTGCCTACTCTGCAAGCGTAGCTGTCAGAAATGAACTGCTTTTCAAAATATGGGTTCAGCTGGCTATATATAGCGTGCTGCGCCACACGGTCTTTGAATGTTAGTGACATAATCATGCGTTTTTTCGGCTCATAAACATAAAATATGTTGTAGCGTCCCACGGTGTATGTCTGCCAGATAAATTCATTCTGTAATTCAATCAGATTTTCTTCTAACTTATCCGTGTACGCCATTACATCTGGTCTGTACCGTTTGCACTTTATCCCGGCTTTGTACGCATTGAAAAGATTTTCAAAGTCGTAAATCATAGGGAAAATGTTTTTGATTTTGTGCAATTTCTTTTCCCTCCTGTTGTTAAAATCTGCCGTACAAATCAAATTGCGGTTCTTCCGCAACTCAAACGTGATATATACATTCAGCGCCAGTCTTCCCGGCTCTGACTTTCAGCCCTGCGGCTTACTAACTATCTTTACGGCTATTCAATCTTTTTCCTACGGCTCCCGGCTGGCAGCCTTTGGAATGGAAATAAACTCCTTTAACCCAAGCGCACTGGACGTGTCCACTTGTGGGCACGACTGCTGGCAGAAATGGGGTGAAGCGGAACGCAAGGACACATTGTTGTTGACGTTAGAACGGGCGTTGTTCAAGTTCAGCGCACCAGCGCCACCGTTGGAAGTGTTGTTGAAACTCGAACCCCGGATAGGCACGGCAAGTCCTCTATTAACGGCTTATTCCCATAATATAAAAAGCAGGTGTTACCCTGCCTTTTACCAGTCTTATTTTGCAGCACTCCCATTCCCGGAAGTGCTGCCGTTCAGTGATTTATAATAGCCGCCCACCATGCAGCCTATTTCATTGATATATCTTGCCATCATTTCATATTTCTTCATTGGCAGACACGGTTTGCCGCTACGTGTGTATTTTGTACTCGCCGCAAGTCTTATCAAATGCCGCAGCACATCAACTTTCGTGTCCAGTTCTCCAAGTGTCGTTTTCTTATAGTGCTTGTTTTCAAGCATTATGACCAATTCCAAAATATCCAGCATGGTTCCGTCTATCTTCTGTGCAAGCCCTCTTTTTGCTCTGGGAAATTCTTCAAGTTGTGGTCCTGCATATTCCAGCATTTCCCACACTTTATTTTTCATTTTGAAGTCTTCCTGTGTGGCGTTATCTCGCACATTGTCCAGCTGCGGCGGTCTTTCTTCTGTTGTGTTTTCCGGCATTTCTTAAACCACCTTTATTGTATTTTTGTAGTATGGGGCTTACTGCCGTAAGCCCCGCAGTTTATCAGTTCCCAGTTTCCAGTTATTCATATAAAGCGGAACGCAAGGACACATCGTAGCCGACGCTAGAACGGGCGTAGCGCAAGTACAGCGCACCAGCGCCACCGTTGGAAGTGTAGACGAAACTCGAACCCCGGAAAGGCAGTCTTTCGCCGTTATTTCTTGCCCAAAATCTGCCCGGCGTCGTCTGTCCTGCGTCTGGATATAAGCCCGACGCAATCAAAATTTGCGGAATGGTTACGCCGCTTACTGCCTTTGTGTCTTTGAATGGCACGCTTGTGTCGTTGCTGTCTGTTGTCTGTGTTGTGACACTTGTGTTGATACGCAGCGTTGCGTCACTCGCACTGGTTCTGTCAATCTTTAACGTTCCAACTGTTCCCGGTGCTACCAGTGAACCGTCCGGCTTAATTGCTTTCCATTCGGTACTATTTGCGCCCATGTTGCAGTCAGACTTCATGGCGTTTCCGTATGGGATAATCTGAATTTCACCATCTACAATGCGCATACCAGATACCCACTCCCAGCAGTTGCCGCAAAGGTCGGCAATTCCAGCCGGGCTTCCATCATGGTTCCATGTTACCGGACCAGAACCCGTTGCAGTTCTGCCGCCGCCATGTGAACCGTCAACGTATGTATTTACGCCCTTTTCATACGCTTTTTCATAGCTTCTATCCCAGTTTGTATTGCCCCGTGGTGTAAATCCATTCTTCATGCACCAAAGATTGATAGCGGCAAAAACGCCGTTCTGGTTAAGGTGCCAGCCCTCACCCTTTCTGCGGCACACTGCAAGTGCTGTGTCAAAGTCAATGTATGCTTTAGGGTCTTTCATTGGCAGTGAATATGCACGGTCATTGACTACCACGTTAATATACTTTGATACCCAGATAACTTCTTTTTCTACCCCGTCCACAATCCACCACGGCAATGTTTCCTGTGTTCCTCCGGTGATAATGTCGGAATACTTCATTTTTGGAATACCCACCATAATTGACGGCATACCCAAATCATCAAACTTTACTGCATTGTTGCCCCCAAAGGAAGCAACCGCCATTGCTAAATCATCAAAATTAGACATAATTCTTTATACCTCCAATCCCCAAAGAATAAGCGTGCAAAGTGACATATCAAACGGGATAGGCATTGGAACTTCTTTCGGTTCTCCGTTTTCGTCCTCTCCGTCTTCGATAACATCATAGCGTCTGGCAGGAATAACAATCTGCGCAGCGTACTTCTGCGCACGTCCTCCGGTTCCAATCACCACGCCGTCTTCTTCGTCAATGCAAATGTCCAGTGATACTTCAAAATCTCTTTCACGGCTGGCAAGATTGATTGTTAATTCATCATCACCAAACGTGATTTTTTTACTGCCGGACAGTGCATATTCAATATGTGTGCCCGGTGTTTTTTCAACTACATTGATTTTATTAGTAGCCATAATATTTTCTACCTCCATTCTGGTTCTTTACTACCTCATTGCTTCTGGCTGCGATAACTTCCGCAGCTTCCCTCTGGGCTGCTGTTCCTCTGCCCTGCACGCCAAAAGAACGCAAGACAGCTTCTTCATGCTGTCTGCGTTCCTCTGTCTTAATAATTACGCCTGCCATTAGTAAAACCCGCCTTTCACATAGATTTTCACCGTCACGCTGGTTGCGCTGCCAGTGTGTGCGATTTTGAAACCATTTAACAGTTTTTCAGTAATAACAATGTCACCCGGAAAACCGCCCGTGTACTCCACAACTTCCGTTTCCACGGTGTAGTCCATGTGGTTCCTTTCAGTCTTCAGTGCAACTGCCTGTTTGGAATTGTTGAACGGGTACTGCTGCGTATTTTTCAGTGTCACCGTTTTTGTTTCGCCCTGCAAGTCAGCTGTTGCCTGCTGCTGGTGGATTGTTGCCAGTGCCAGAAGCGCCGCTGTTTCCGTCGCATTTGAAATTCCCTCCTCCATGTGATTGAAGTTGGTTGCGTTCTGCGGCGTTCCCTGCTGAATAATTTCACCCTCAACGGGTGTATGCGTTATTGTCCCGTCGTCATTTCTGCTTTCGGTGTATCTGTCTTCAAATTCTGTTACATGGTCCTGCCACAATTTAGGTTCGTACATCTGTTACACCTCCTTTTCTACAAAGTCAAATGTAAAGCGGTATAACACGCCCTCTTGTACGTTGTTCAAGGGAATGTTTACCGCTTTATCTGCCCACAACTTATTATTCTTGTTGTAAAGCTGCACCCGCTGCACCGTAGCGGTTCCGCTTACCTGCGGGGTAATCTGCACATATACAGCCACCCTGCCGTCTTTCAGACGTTCCCTGCGGTGTATCACCTTTTTTTTGGAAACGCCGTTGACCGTTACTTTCGCATAGGCAATGATATTGTCAATGAAATCTTTAAAATCATTGATTGCGTCCGTTGTCAACATGGTCTTCACCTCCTTTTATAGCTTCCGGGTGCTTCCGCACGGCTTGACGCCGTATGAATACCCCATTGCTTGCGTACTGCTGCCCACGGTGCCGCCCTCTGTCCTCTGCACCGTGCTTCTTTCCGGGACGGTCCCGGCTGCTGGGGTTGTGAAGTGGTATGCTTCCGCTGTGTCGCCCATTGTGACCGCTGCCCCGTCCGTCTGCCCTCTGGTGTTCCTCTGCGGGCTTTCTCCGGCTCTTATGCGTCCGGCTGGTGTATTTGTATACCCAAACGCATTTAACGCCGTTTCTGCGTCAATATGCGTTGTCTGATTGGCAAATATCGTGTTTCTGTACGGTTTTGTACCTGCTGCTGGGGCGTTGAATATGAACCCGGCTGCTTCTGTCCCCACGACAAATGTTCCGGCACCGATACCGCCCCTTGTGTTCCTCTGCGGGTGCGTTCCGGCTTTCAGTCTGCCTGTCAGCGGTGTTTTATATCTGAAATATTCACCGTGGGTGTATATTACCCCGTGGACCTGCCCTTGATATGTCAGTTCGTCCATGTGCGCTGACAGCCTTTTATACATCTTTACCGCCCGGATAATAGCTGCATAGTCTGCCGTGATTTTCTGGTTTGTTACATCTAAAATAATGTGAAAGTGTCCGGGTTCTCCCTCATACTGGAACCATTCTTCCACTTCACTTTCTGGAAATAGGCTGCCCAGTGCTGTTTCAATGGCGTACTTTGTCCCCATTTTTTTGTGAACCTTGACGCTGTTTTTCACTAAGTCCCGTTTTGCTTCCAGTGGGTAGTTATAGTCGTACCAGTCAACGTGCAGGTCATACGCCAGAATGTCCACCAGTTCTTCCGGCAGTTCGTCAAACCGGGAATATATCAAAACGCTGTTCATTATCCCGGAAGTGTCCAGAAGTGCTGCTGCCGTGGCGTTTGCCAGTGCAACCATTTTAGGGTCTTTCTTTAATGCTTCCGGCAAACATTCTGAATAGTCGGCATTGTAAATTGTTTTAGACATTCTCAATACCTCCATTCAGAACCGTTGTGTTTCCCAACTTTGCAACCTTTATGTCTTCAACCACCGTGAAAACAGGCTTGCGAACTTCGACACGTTTCACGCCTGCTTCCATTAGTCGTGCCGTAAGGTATGACGGGTTAATGTCCCGCCCCATTTTGCTTGTTTGCC